AAAAATTGACATTGCAGGCTTGACCGCTCAAGAGTTGACATTTTATCCATTGGCAGGCGACGTTCAACGAGGGCCTACTGCGATGGGTTTAGCGTTTCAAGCCGAAGGACTAATCACAGAACACATTTACGTGACAGCATCGCCAATAGACCCTGACATTGGCGTGTCAAGAATGACGTTTAATCTACCTGCACAAGGAGCGGATTCTAACGAGTTTCAGAACATAATCTGGGGCCAGGGTTGGACGTGGGTTTTTAACGCGTCTGTGCCATCGAACTTTGCTATTCCAGTCAACACGACGATGCTAGGCAGCGGTGAGCCAACAAATGGCGACTGTTTGTACGTGTATCGCGTTATATCCGCCCTAGGGTACACCCCAACAACAGGGTCGGCTGCTGAACTCCCAAGCGTGAGATTGTTGGTTTCGGGTCAAGTCAAAGAAGAGGCCGAGTTTGCACAGATCATGAGAATGCGCCGGACTTACGAACTGCAACAAACCCACGATGAGGATTGAGTATGAATTGTAAGCCAGGCACGCCGTGTTATGAGTTTGCTGGCAAACTTGAATCCATGAGTCCCCGTCTAAACAAATCTGTCTCGCCTGAGGGCTATCCGATTGTCGAGGCGTCTAGGAAAACGTCAATGAGGCGCCGCTCTGTCAATGAGGCTTTAGCACGTGTCAAAGGTGCAGGAAGCCCACTATGGAAAACCGGCAAACGCTATCCATTCACCAAACCATACGCGTACGCGCTCCAAGGGCTAACGTACGCGCTTGTGTTGGTGGATCCCCTCGACAGATTGGATGGTGGCCTAATTGACTGAAAAAGAAGCTAATGAGACAAAAACTGAAACCAAGACCGAACGCTTTGCCCAGTGGCTCATGCGACGTGAAGAAGCACGTGCAGAAAAAGAAACCAACCTTGAGGGCCTTGTGCGTCTGAACGTACTCGTGTCTTTTCTTACTCTCGGTTTGGTCGGTGGCTTCGAGACTGTTCAACTAGCCATCCAGATGATTCCGTATATCTGAGGCGCATACGTCGCATATCCATACGTCAACTTGTGTCCGGCGATGCCACGGGCGCATTGCTATGATTGACGCGCGTCGAGGCTGTTTCTCAACATCACCAACATATCCACAGATCGCGCACTTACACATCATCGTATATCCGCCACGGTTCCACGTGCTGACACGACATGCAAACGTCAACAAGACGCCCACGAAATCGCTGCACGTAGTTTGGCGAGGCGCAAAGTCGGCACCTAATTGTTCCCGTCATGGCAAATCATCTTCGAGCACGTGCAAAGGTAAGAGTCTGTAAAAATCGCACCCTCCTCGATAGCCTTCGCAGTGCATTTCCAACATGTACCCGCCTGACTTAACTTCGTAGATGTATCGAAAATCTACGGTCGATCGTTGGTAGCAACGCAAGCATTCTACGTTTGTCAACGTCATTGTTCAGCACACACCCAACAGCACCCTTCAGTTGTTCCGTCCACGTCGTATGTAAATGCACACTCGCCGGTTGGCCACCACTGAAAACATGAGTGGCAAAAGAAATCGCTCATTCGTCATCACCAGCCATTACATCGGTGTACGTCTTGCCGTCGTAGAACGCTTTCAAACTGCGTTGTTGGCTTGCCAGGCGCCGCAGAGCGTCGTACCCAAGCGTCTTGATTGCCACATCGATTAGTGGCGACACTTTGGCTCCATGTTCCTTTGCCATTTTCAGAATCGCGTGCGATTCGTCGCTTACAGTGATGCTGTACTGATTGCCCATCAGTTGCATCCAAGCAATCACCCGTAATAAAAATAATGTTATTGGCAATTCCAAAAATACGATTCACGACAACATGACTATAGCCTATGGCTATACAGGAACAGGGTGGGATGGGTGGGGACCATCTACGCGCGCTGTCTGTTGGTAGAGAAGATAAGGTGCTGGATTAAGTACGATGAGGCCAACTCTGGATTTGGTCGGGGGAGCCGGCTCGGATTTTCTTGCACCAAGACAACCCCCGGCCACCCGAAATTGAGATGATACAATGGCAACCAAAAAGACAAGCATGTTTACACTGACAGAACGACTGACGATTAGCGCTGCAAACACTGAGACGTTCGCGACCATAGACCTTGGCTCGTATGTTGACGTTGGCGACCGCCAGGCACTACAAATTCACAGCGTTGACTACGTGTTTCAGGCAACCGCAGCGACTGGCAATATCACAGTGTCGATGGGCGGATCAGGAGTCATCCACTGCCAGTTGTCCGATTTGAACCGAGGTGGATTAGTGTTTGCTGACGACCGTTCCTTAGTCTCATCGGCACAAGTTCACTACGACACTGACGCTTACCTCAGCGAATCGTTTGACATGTACCCAGACAACTTTGGCAAAGGTTCCGATGATGGCCGATTTGTGGTCAACGACCAACTCTACATCACTGGATTGTCCTCGGTGATTGCATCGGGTCAATCTGTCAACGTCACGATTCGTGTCAACGCCAGCATTGTCCAACTGTCGGCCAAGGACTTCATGGCCATCGCGATCCAGAGCACAGCCGCCGATAACTGAGGTGGCCCACGTGGTCAAGATTGAAGGCACCTTGGACGAAATCCGGGCGATGTTTGTCGAGGGCGCAAAGCAGGAAGCAAAGAAGACGGCTAAGGCTGCTGGAAAAGCAACCGTCAAGAAAGCAGTCAAGAAAGCAAAGCGCGCACCAAGCGCTTACAACAAATACATGAAAAAGAAGCTAATGCAACTTCGTAAGAAACACCCTAAGACTCCTCATGCGACGTTGTTCAAGCGTGCTGCCAAGTCGTGGTCGTCAAGCCCAGAGCGTAAGAGGTCGATGAAATGAAAGAAGTTGTGTTGACGAAAGAGTTGGGTTATCTACAACTTGACACTTCGAGCGCAACCGCCGCGATCGGACCAACAACGTATGGTATGGGTACGTGGCAAAAAAGTAGTAGTGGAAATCTGTTTTTTATGGAAGAAAAAATTGACATTGCAGGCTTGACCGCTCAAGAGTTGACATTTTATCCATTGGCAGGCGACGTTCAACGAGGGCCTACTGCGATGGGTTTAGCGTTTCAAGCCGAAGGACTAATCACAGAACACATTTACGTGACAGCATCGCC